CAGCGGATAATCAAACATCTCATGGATATGCTTCTTGAAGAGATGCGGCATACCAATAGTCTTACTCATTATATGCCACTCCTCACCATCACTGAAGAACAATACGGCCTCACCATTCCTATCTAACACAACATCACCGTGCCACCTCATAGCATCCTTATAGGGTGCTGTTCCCACAGTTGTAATAGTAAGATCATGAACCGCTCCACCATCATCTGAACCAGTTATTAACTTGATTGTGTAAATCTTACCTTTAGCCTGAACTACCTGTGGTAAAGTTACAGTGAACGCCGCTGTTGACGTGTCACATCTTACCACAAAGTCCTTGACAGTCATTGCCAAGGCTTCATCGACAAGCAGGTCACCTGACTGATAGTGATCTACTATCAGTTCCTGTTCTTGTCTACTAATTCTATCTTCCATAGCCTACCTCCTCCTTAATGGAAAACAAGTTAATGTTTACTCGACTAAATCGCCGATGTCCTTAGCCAATTCAGTTCTTGTATCTTTCTCACCTCCTTTTCTAGACCCTCTGGTTCTTGTAAAAGCAGGCCCACGTTCTTTCCTCTCAGTCCCTATAGCCTTTTCCCTCAAGCCAAGAGCCTTTCGAGTTCTGACGCCAGCCTCCTCGAAAACCTTCTTAGTTTCCCAATCAGGATTCTCAGCATGAACCTCGTTAGCCAAAGTCGCCACAGTGCGCCTTGCCACCTGGAGATCCTTGTTATTGTCATAGAAGTCCTTAACCAACTCATTAATCGCTGTTTGTTGAGTTACCTGAGTTTGGACTATTTTAGGAAGAGCAGTAAGAATCCTCTCCACTATAGGCTCCATATCAACATCACCCTTAGGAGCAATCGTACTCGCAACCCTGTTAAGAAACGCATTTAATCCTTCCTTAGTATCAAGAACTTCCTCAAGAGTTTTATCTCCTATGAAGTCAATAGGCTCTGGAGGTTTTACCTCCTTTTTAGGTGGCTCCTCCTTAGGTGGTAACTCTTCCTTGGGAGGTTCCTCTTTAGGTGTCACCTCAGGTGGTTCGTAACCTTTCTCAATTCTCTCCAGAAGTAACCTGTTCTGTTCTCTTAAACGAGCTGTTTCCTCTTCCGCGGTTTCCTCCGAAGTTTCTTCCTTCTCCTCAGCCAGCTCCTCCTTCTCTTCTACCAGCTCCTCTTTCTTTTCTACTAGTTCCTCTTTCTTTTCTGTAGACTCCTCCTTCTCCTCCACAGATTCATCTTTCTTCTCCTCCACGGACTCTTCTTTTTCCTCCGTAGATTCCTCCACAAGTTCCTCTGTGGATTCCTCTTTCTCCTCTCCAGGAAAAAAATCATCTAGCATGTCATCTACTTCTTTCTTTACTTCATCTGTCATAACTATCCCTCCTCGTTATTTTTTGCTTCTAATGAAGCTTTAATGTTATCCCTAATAACCTCGGGCATCAGGTGTACCTTGCGAATAGTCTCAGCGTTACCACCTAACCTATGCAAGGCTTTATCTTCCATATCCCCATTAGGGTCTTCCAAAGCCACATGAATATCTCCGAGCCACAAGTTCAGCTCGTTGACTATGTCAGCCCAAATACTACTTTTTACGAAGTCCTCAAACTCTTGAGCACTACTACTATATTCCATTATACTCCTCCCTCAAAGCGGTACAAGATTACCTTTTTCTGCCCCTCTTAATACCTCCTCATTAGGCATCACCTGGGTTTGAACCTTCTCAAACTCATGAACATTCTTAGCTCCCATGTTTCGAGCAATATGTGAGAACACTCTAAACAAGTCAATCCTCTCTGAAAGAATAGGATGCTTACCGAGAACCTCAAACAGTTTAATCCACACGGGAGAGAAATTCCCACCTGGAATACTCCCGTCCCTTACCATCATGTCATACTCGCAAAGGATTCTCTGAAAGAATAGGATGCTTACCGAGAACCTCAAACAGTTTAATCCACACGGGAGAGAAATTCCCACCTGGAATACTCCCGTCCCTTACCATCATGTCATACTCGCAAAGGATGTCAAAAGGTGTAACCTTAATCCTTTTACTATTAGGCCCAAACTCCCTTGTCAAATCCTCTTGCCATCTACCGACAGTTTTTATATAAGTCTCTTGAGACATCAACTGCTGAGTATGTGAAGCAACCATGTAACCTACATCCTGCATAGATTGTAAGCCAATCACTCTGGCGATTCTCTCCATACGAGAAATAGCCCCAGTCCTAGTCCCCTCAAACTCCTGACCTGTCAACCTTTCAGGTCCGCCTTGTCTTAACGTACCAGACATAGATTGATCAGCTCCACCAATCCTATCCATCCAGTGAGTAATCATGGCAGAGTCAGATATGTTGTTCTGAGTAATATCCTGAACAACAAGCTGATGCACAGCATCCTTAACACCTTTACCCCAAGCGGGTCTTCTCATTCGAATAAGCTTGCCAGGCCCAGGATCCTTTAAATCATTAATGTTAATTAAGTAAGGATCAACCACGAGCATATCGTTTATGGCCTTCTTTACATTAGCAACATGAGAGTTAAACTCCCAATTCAATACAGTCTGCAATCCAGCAAGAACCTCGATCCTTGAAATAGGCGTAACAGAGTATCCATCAAACTCCGGTGCACAACAAGCAACAGGAAAGAGATTATGATTCAGTCCTAAAGGTTGAGCCTTGATAACAATCTCATCTTGAGCCAAAATAAACAACCACTTCTCAGGGTATTCTCTATCACTAAGCTTCCAATCTTTAGGTATAAGGTTAATATACATATTGATCTTATCAATCCGCTTAGAAACTAAAGTTCTGTCCTGCCTATGACCTCCAATAAAGTCCTGACGTCTTGATTGCTTCTCAGCAAACTGAGAGTGCTTCCCAATAGACGCCTTCAAGTATTTCACATTAAACATCTCAGGATCACTATACTCTTCCCAATAGACGCCTTCAAGTATTTCACATTAAACATCTCAGGATCACTATACTCCTCATCCAACAACCCAGTGTAGTTATCTATATCCACCCAACCTACAAACTCACCATCTTGAAGTCTGTCAATAGGGACATTAGGATCAGGAAGAAACAAATAGGGATCTATGTTCATTAACGAGTTGCCCTCAAAAAGCAATTCTTCTCTAGTTTCCTTATTAAACTCAGGTCCAAACATACTACCAGTTGGAACCTTAACAGTTCTATCTCCCCACCTTTCACCCCAAACTGGAGCTACAGGACCTATCCCATATGCAGTTCCATCACGGAACATAGTATGAAGAGCCAAGGCAGCCTTGGATTTGTTGAGTTGAAGTTCAATAATGTTCTCCAGCAAGATAGCCCCTATAGTATCCTCTGGCGAAACACCTTCATATCGCAAGATAGGATCTTGAATAAAAGCTATCATTAAGTAAGTAAGCACTGTTTCAAGTACTGAGTATGAGTAAGGAAATACTATAGAAGTAGGTTTTTGCTTGGTCTTATCAGCATCCTTAGATTTCTTCTCCTCAGCACTCAACTCAATATAAGCAGTCAATGTTTTATCTATCTCATTCCAAGAATCAAATCTCTTCTGCATCTCATTCCGACTTTCACGGGAGCGCTCCATAATTTCCTTTTTAATGAAACTATGAAGCTCCGTACCAGGTCGAAGATCAAGCCCTTCAGGGTATTCGTATCCTAAGTCTTTTTGTAATAACGCTTGATAATCAGCTGACTCTGGAAAATTTTGTTCTAATATATTAGGCATTATGTTGCTAGTCCTAGTTTGTCTTGAGTGTATAGAATATGCACCGCTATAAGCCGTGCTTCATCATCATAATCATCGTTTGCTCCATCACGGAAGAATTCTATTCCTAACTGATCGTGTGTTTCAAGAGCACCTCCAAGGATCTTTGTGGTCATTACCGTCTCAATAAGATCTCCTGCTGTATAGTTACCAGCATCAAGTTCATCAACATCCTGTGTGTAGTTTGTACCTGCTCCTGTTACAGCTTCTCCTGCGACAATTCCCTTATATTCAAATCCCCAACGCACAAACAAAGCAGAATTAGCGGCGTTAGTATCTCCAAACCAGAAGATATGAACCTCCATGTCTGTAGCCTCAGCCCACCGATGAGGAACATTCATTGTGTAAAAC